CTTTGCCTGGCATCGCAGCAAGGTTTTCGGGCCTTAAAAAGTCATCGACTTTTGATAATCCTGAGGTAATTAATGCAGGTGCAGCTTTTATTAGCGCAGGAATTGCTTTTAGTTTTCCAGGCAATCGCTTCAGTGCGCCTGGTATTTTTTTCAACGCGGCCCATATACCAGGACCTAGGATAGCCGGCATCCATTTGTCTAAGAAGCTGGATCCTCCTCCATCTTTATCCGAATTTCCATACTTGTCTCGATCTCTTCCTAAAATCCCTCGGCTTCGCTCTCGCTCGGCCTCAAGTCTGTCCATCCTCTCGTCTTTGTCTCGAATGAGCTTGCCTTTGTAATAATTTGCAACAACTCTTACATCATCAGCAATTTGTTTGATGAGTCTATCATTTTTTGTGTTGCCTGTGTTGCGGCCACCCCCACGACGAGATGTATTCTGTCCAGTGTCTCCATATTCTGTTAAAACACCTTCTTGAACCATGGTGTTTTCTATTCCAGCAAAAGGATCTTTGTAATTATTCGATGCCTTTTTTAGCTTGCCTTTTTGCGATCTAGTATTTTTACCTCGCAATAACTCTCTTTCATAGTAAAGCTCGGCATCCTTTTTTAACTCTTGATTTCTTTGATCCAGTTTTTGTTTTCTTTGCTCTTGAGCTTTCTTTACAAATTTGAACAGGCCGCCGCCGATAACCATGGCGATTCTGAGTTGTGGTATATCTTCCGACGCTTGAAACGTGGCGCTAGTTATATTTGAGCTTGCGCTGCTCAACATCTCTTTTAAGATTGTGTGCTTGTTGGCGTATTCGTCTTTTCTTTTTCGTATTGCTGTTTGAACTTTCGTGTATGCTGTATAAACAGTTTTTTGTTCTTGTCCTTGAAGTTCTGACTGTAAAAGAAATTCTCGTAATTTATCCAGTCTAACTAGTCTTGTTTTTAATCCATCAAGCGTGTCGGTTTCAGCTCCTGCCACGAGTTGTTGCAGAAGATCCAGCATATCATTGCCTGTTGCCGAGCTGGTTCTATAGGTTATTTTTAGGTCTTGTCTTAGCCCTGCAAATGGCCGCTGCTCTTTCGTGGAGTTTTTTTGTATGTACTTTTTGAAAAGACTGGCGTTATTTTTCATTCTTCCTCTTTAGATCCTTTGCGCCACTTATCATCAAGTGTTGCGAAACCAACATATGCTCCTATGATAGAACCCATAGTTACATAAAACCATGTTACTATAACTTCTAGGTCAGCTAGGCGCTCTTTATCAACCTTGAATAAGCAAAGATATGTGACAACTAAAATGGCAACGAGTGCAACATATGACATCCTTCTGCGATGTTTCCACCTGTTCGATAGGAGAATGTAGGACGTTTTGGCTTGCTCTTTTGCTTGTTTTATCGTTATGTTTTCAGTGCTCATAGTGTTCTTGGATATACAACACTATTTATTTTTATCCTCTAACTGTTTGAGGAAAGTAGCCAGCATATCCACATATATATCCAATTCGTATGGAATTAATGATTCCAATTCGGTGAGTGAATACTTGTGGTGCTGAACCATACTAAAAAGAGTTTGATAATACACCGATAGCGATGTATGACTCAGCATTAGGCGAAAAAATCGTTTAGCCCGGATAGGATATAATCTTGTTCAAAGCTACACTGCGAACACTTAACACGAATGGTTTGCTGAAGTTTTGGCATATCCGACAAGAACTCCTCGATTTGCTTGAAAGTTTCACTACTCAAGTTTTCCAAAAATTCTATTCCTTCAGCTTCTTTGACCTCTCTTGCGTGTGTGATGTTCTCTTCATCATAAACATACTCAACGCACGTCCATATCAACTTAAACACAAGATTCAAGTCTCTACTGTTTCTTGCTGTTTCTAGTAGAGCAAAAACTTTTGTTGTGGGATATCTTAGGGAGAGTCCAATTTTATCTGTAATCTTTATCTTTTTGGATACTTCTTTCAAGTTTTCGATCTTGGCCTCTCGTAGGTTCACTTCGACCTCACGATGCTTTGCACACTCTGTACACTGTGTGTTCTCGATTGGTAAAAACCTGATCTTTGTTGTTTCGCCTATGGAGTGTATTCTAAGTTGTAGTATCAGATATTCAAAGTCAAAAATTTCTAGCTTATCTACATCCACGCTTGGCGTGATTATGCAGTTTCTTACTATCTGCTTAGTTGCGTTTGCAACATCTTCTGTTTCCTCACTTTGCAGCGCCGTCAGAAGTATTTTTTCTTCTTTAACTAAGAACGGCCTTATGGTAATAGGCTTTTGTGTTGAGGGTACGGTGACTTCATATGTTGGTACATCAATCTTTGGTAACGCCATGGTTTCTCCATATTATGCAAATCAGAACAGTACGGATATTTATACTGGTATTATAGGTGGGCCGGGCGTATCGTCTGGTGGAGTTGATGGCACAGGATTAGCTGTTGGAGGAACGGTCGGCGTCGGAGTTGCACCAACAGGAGTCTGTACTGGCGTAACCCCACCAGCCCCTGGCCCCGGATTCTGCACTTGACTATTTCCAGGAGTTGTCGGAGTATTAGCTGGATTAGTTGGGTTAGTTGCTGGAAGAGTATCAACACCAGTTGGTCCTGTTCCTGCCATAGAATCTTCTCCTATCCATGGTAGATTTGGTTGATTTGATAAGATGCGATCTGCAAGTGTTTGCCACTTTGCATAAGAGAATTGAACAGTCAACCTAAGATAATCTCCGTCAGCATAACTAAGCTCTTGTGCCTGTATGCTCACAGGATATGCCTCTAATAGTTTCCACACAGAGCATATTTTTCCTATCTTTGTTGTGCCACCTAAATCAACCTTACTTGTGTGATTAGAAATCTTCTGAACAACTATTGAACCAACATAGTTATCATAGAATTCCATGTACTGCGATCCTGCGCTCATAATTAGTTGCTGCCATGTGTCAAAAAACAGGCGCTCAATCATGGAGTTTGTGCATATAAACGTAACAGTAAAATCTTCGTATAGTACACCATATGGCATTTTTCTTACGGTACCAAAGATTCTGTGTTCTGTTGTTAAAAGTTGTCTGCCGGGAATAGAGCACGATTCTGCCAACATAGAAATGTGCTTAGATTGGTTGAGGACCGCTTGTTGTAAACCCTCTCTTACAACACCTGTTATTCCATCAAGTATGTTGCCTGACGCAAACTTGTTGATCGAATTCTGTATGCTCGCGGCACCAAATATCAGGGGAGGAACTATAGTAAGAACATAGTGGCAGCTTTGTGCAACTCCGCCTTTACCTGCAATAGCATTTTTGATGTTATTTACGCTTGTCATTTCCTGACTTCTCTCTTAATTGGGCAAGTGTTTTTTGCGATTGTTCCCAAATCTTTTGTTTCCTTACTCTAACAAACTTTTCTGTGGGCAAAAACAGGGCAACATCCCACTCGTTTGGGGTTAGTGTGTAAAACATCGTCTTTATGCTTGAGATATAATATCGTCTTATACAAGGTTTGTAGTAAACAAGCTGCAAACTTCGCTTTAGTGTCTCATATCGTATATTTATTCGTATGGTGTTATTTGAAAACGTCTTTTGATATTTTTCGAGTTTGCCCATGAACCCTGCACGATCCATTGGATGTAAGTGATGAAAATTCAGTCCAATGAACCCACCTGGAACCAATTTGATGATTAACACAAGAGGAAACACATCGTAATATGGAAGTTTAGCTGGCTCTCTCGGTGTGTATCTGAAGGTAACAATGTTCCCGGGTATTGGCACGTTAGGATAGTTTTTTTTCTCAAAGAACATTTGTGGATCGATGCTTTTGTCTCCAAATGTTTGTTTAATCTTGTTCTTGAACCAAGTCAGTGCCTGAACTGTTCTTTTGTTAAATGTGCCGTTCTCTTTAGAGAGTGTGACTAAATCTTCAAAGTAACTGCGATATTCTTGTTCCATTAGAGTATTTAGCTACTTTCCAAGAATTTTAATGCCTAGTGATGCAAGACTGTTTTCGGTCCATACTTGAAATTGTGCCCCATGCTTTCTTGCTGCCGCATCTGCGGCTTTCCATTTTGCTTGATTCTTTACATATTGATATAGTTCTGTGATATATCGCTTTTGTCCACGTTTAGTTGATGTTTTTTGTGGTGGTATTGTGTATTTTTGTGGTTTTAGCTCAATCCAAAGTGCCCGTCCGTCGGCGAGCGTGATAGTGAAATCGATGAAATAACGATGCCAATCATTATCTGTCGGGCACAAATATGGAACAACAAGCTCTTCCGACGACCATTGTGTGATGTTTGAGTTTGTGTCACACCACATCATTACAGAGAATTCCCAAGACGATCTGTAACATATCTTTGATGGATCACCTAAATACTTACTAGCGTTTTTTATCTTAAATTGTCCCTGATACATATGTCAAAGTATTTAGATTTTCTGGCTAAGATAGACGGATACGAAAGTATCGAGGCAATAAGTGGTGCCGTTCAACAGGGCCAAGAAACTGGAGACTATCAGGGCGTCATAGATGTTGTAAATGGTTTCTTGGGTAATAATAGAGTGCCTGAAGAAAAGTTTGCTCCGCCCAACTATGCAAACCGTCATGGCACATCGGGAGAAGATGCCACTGTATATACTGCCAACAAGGCTTTTGTTTATCCAGGCAACTTGTTCGAGAATGGTAATACACCATACATTTTATTTTACATGAAAGATTCTGAGAGTGCCAAAGGTAGCTATGATAAGTTTGCTGGCTCACAATCAGCTCCACACGCTCGGCTAGCTCTTTATATGCCGCCGGCAGTTCGTGTTAATTATGGTGCGAAGTGGGAAGAAGCGACATTAAATCTTCAAGTTGGCTCTTCTTTAATGTCCGATGCATGGGCCGGAAGTCTGAATGGAGTAAAACAAGTTGGTGCGAAGGTTGCCGACGCATTATTTCAAACTGGAAATACAGTTCAAAATGAGGTTGAGTTTGCAAACAAATCAATAATAGATCCTAAAAATGCGCTGCTGTTTAAGGGTGTGAACTTTAGAAGGTTTCAATTTGACTTTCAGCTCATGGCCAGAAACGCGGCCGAGGCGGAATCAATTCGACAGATCATAAAGGCATTTAAGTATGGCATGCATCCTGGCTCCGGTGTCGGAGAGGGTTCCGGGGGTGCTATGTGGAGCTATCCACACTTCTTTGAGATATTTCTCTGCACGCCCACTAGAAAGTATATGTTCAACATTATGAACGCCGCATTAGAAGAAATGGATGTGGATTACGGCGGCTCAGGTATTGCAAGTTTCTTCAGAGAAAACGGAGCTCCAGTCGATATTAGATTGTCGTTACAATTCAAGGAACTGTTCGTGCTCACAAAGGAACTTATTTTGAAGGACTACTAATGAGACACTTTCACTACTATCCTTCCGTAGATTATAGCAACAACACGGCCGTGAATATAATGGTTCGTGCCAAGATTCGAGATGCCATCATAGAAAAACGGGCGTTATACTACAAGTATCGCATCAAGAATGGTGTTCGCCCTGACGTTCTATCTGCAAAATACTATGGCAACTCGATGTATGTTTGGGCATTGTTTTATGCCAACAACATTTTTAATCCATTGTATGACTGGCCTATGGAAGAACAGGCATTCAACAAATATCTTGAAGTTAAATATGGTCTTTCATATCCACGTGGCGGACTTTCGTCAGTTCATCACTATGAGCTGTATGATGCTGAGTCTAAAAAGTCCTTGATAATAGATGAAGAAACATTTAAGAAAGGTCCCGCAAACAATTTTCAGCGTCTCCGGGCAGTAACTATATATCAATATGAGTTTGAATTGAACGAGGCAAAGCGTGATATAGTCATACTCGAAAATAAGTTTTTGCAACAGATCACGAATGAACTAAACAACATCTTTTAGTATATGGCTCAGTTTCCTCGTGAATATCAATACATCATCAAGAAGTTCCGACTGATATCCCATACCGGGATAGAAATTGACATATGGCCACAGGTTGTAGAGTTCTGCTTTCAAGAAACAATTTTTGGCAGAACTTTACATGGCAGCATCACCATGGCTGAGGCAATAGATTTGCCAACTCTACTGCCAATGATTGGTGAAGAGCGAGTTCAAATATCTTTTACTAGATTAAATGAGGAAGATGGCCTTGAGTTAGATCCAGTATCTTTTGAGTTGCCAATATACTCATTGAGTGATAAGATACAGGAAGGTGATTCAGGAAAGCGTCAAACATATACACTGTCCTTTTGCTCGGAATCTTCATTTAAGAATATCAATTCAGTAGTGTCAAAGGCATTCAAGAACATGACATACTCTGAAATGGTTAAAGAGATATACGACACACATTTGAAAGTCGATAAAGAAATTGAGATTGAGGAAACAGATGGTGTGATGAACTTCACGGTTCAGAACAATCGAGCAATCAAAGCCATTTGTCAAATGGGCAACAGAGCCAAGAGCGTAAACAAAGACAATGGCTCATTCTTTGTGTTTTTTGAAGACCGAGAAAAGTTTTACTTTTACACAATGAAGGGTTTGCTAAAGAAGGGAATGGAAGATAAGTCCAAAATTAGAAAGCTATATTCTGGTGTAAAAAATCTTCCAAAGCCAGATGCTGGGCCTGGCGACTTCAAAGATTTGGCAATAAGCATGTACAATGCAACAACAGTCGAGGAAAAAAATGCAGGGTTTGATATATTAAATTCAGCCCAACGTGGCGAAGGTGCATCAAGCATACTTACTATTGATCCTATACGCAGATCGTTTTCATTCAAGACTTTAGATTTGCGAGGCGATGAAGCAAAAGCAGATGTTGAAAAGTCTGTTGACTCACCAGCAACACTAGAGTTTTTGCCAAATTCAGATTTTTCAACTATTGCTGGTACCGACGCCAAGAAGCCCTGGACAAGTAAAAGCAAAATTTTTGTAAACCCCAGGGCAAACATGAGAGTTGTTATCGGCGATGCTGGCCAAGATACACAAGAGTATATTGCATCCAGAGATCCTCAAGTTCGGCCATATGCGCCCGAAGAGTTTGCTATGCAAAAGCAATCTGAGAAAAGCCAATTCTTTAGACGTCCAATAAGCACTTCTATTCCTGGTGATCCAAGAATCAAACCTGGTACAGTCATATACTTTTCCATTCCAGAGAAGTTGGGAAATGTAAGTGAAACCAAACCAGAAGAGTTGGATAAGTATCTTCAAGGATATTATTTGGTTGTTGGAGTTGCACACATCATCAACAAAGAAAAGTACAAGATGAATTTGGAACTAATGCGTCCAACAGATCACTCTGATATACAGCCAAGAGATCCATTCGAGATTTATGGCGCAAAAATGGATTAACTCCAATCATACACAATTTGCTAGACATCCCTATATTTCATGATATACTGATTGTGTCATTATTAAGGAGGCAATTAAAACCTAATGACTAAGAATAAGAATGTGGTCGCTCCCGATACGGGTAAAACCGAAGTCTCTGATGAGAAAAAGAGACAGAAGGCTCTCAAGAAACTTAGGAAGGAAGATGAGGAAGATACAGAATTTTCTGACATCCTAGAAGAGGCCGACGACGAGCTTTATCACATATTGAAAAAGTTGAAGTAATTATTATGATAAACAAGCTATACTATCTTGCGTCCCCATATTCACATCCTGATGCTGCGGTTAAGAAACACCGAGCAGAAATGGTAACTGAATCCGCAGTTGATCTCCTACACTTAGGTGTATTTGTTTTTGCTCCTATATCGTATAATGAGCCTTGGGAGAAGTATAATCTTCCTGGCGACTGGCAGTTCTGGCAAGACTTTGATAAAACTTTTGTGTCTCGGTGTGACGGCGGCATTATTGTGCTAATGTTAGATGGTTGGGATAAAAGCGTAGGAGTCACAGCAGAAATTAAGTTTGCAAAATCCATAGGCTTGCCTGTCTATTACACAACACCTGAACAGATTAAAAGTGGAGACTTGAGCTTTCTTACACTTGATCATCAAAATAAGTCTCAGAAAAGTCTGTTTTGTTCCGAACAGAAATTTTAAGGAGTAGTATGCCATATATTGTAAAGGAAAAACGAGAGCAAGTTGATACACAGCTTGGGTATCTGATAGATTCCATAGTTGATGCGTCAGAAAATAGTGTGCTAGTTCTGCCCGGCATTCTCAATTATTGTATTACAAGATTGATCAAAGCCACATACAGATTAGTTACACAAAAAGAAAAGCTGTCGTATGCCGATCACAATTCTGTGGTGGGCGTTCTTGAGTGTGCCAAGCAAGAATTTTATAGGCGCAACACTGCACCATACGAAGATGAAAAGGCGGCAGAAAATGGTGATGTATGATTTCATACATAAAGGCAACCCTGTTGCTTTCGGCCCTTGCGATGGCAGCACAAACAATCGCGTGGCGTGGAAACGAAGAATTGGGAATACTATATTTAATCCTGTTTGCTTCGTTTAGAGAATTGTGGGAGATCAAAAA